TGCGTAATTCTGAGCGCAGCGTTGGCTTACTACTTTTTAATTTTACCGCAGGTATCCTAATGGCTGACACCAAAGAAATAATAGACATTGCTGCTGCGTCAACAGGTGTATTAAGCCTTGCAGCATGGCTACCACCAACTGCTTCGCTTTTTACAATTGTATGGCTCGGCATTCGGATTCTTGAAACCGAAACGGTTCAGGGGCTCCTCGGTAAAAAGAAGGATTGAAATATGGATATTGATAAAATAAGACAGACGTTAATTAAGCACGAAGGAATGCGCCTGGACCTTTACCAGGACCACCTGGGCATTTACACAATAGGTGTAGGCCACAACATCCAGGAGCGCGGCATTACAACTCGGGTCGCGCACATGATGCTGGAGGAAGACATTGATGTCGCCGTTAAAGACCTGCAGCGAAACATTTCGTATTTCGATAAGTTGCCTGCATGCGTTCAGGAAGCCCTGGTCAACTTAAGTTTCAACCTGGGAATACCCAGGCTAATGTCTTTTAGAAAAACCTTAGCACTTCTACGCGAGGGCAAGTGGGAAAAAGCTGCCAACGAGCTCCTGGATAGCCGCTATGCTTCCCAGGTTGGATACCGTGCAGTCGAAGTTGCTGCGATGATAAGAGGAGCTGTAGACGATGCTTAAACTATTGATTGGACCACTGACTGACCTGGTCGGAAGTTATATGAGCAACAAGGCCGAAGAAAAGCAGGCCAAGCACCAGGCGAAAATGAACGTGATTCAGAATGATGCAGACTGGGAAGCCAAGATGGCTGATGCCTCATCGTCATCCTGGAAAGACGAGTGGTTTGTAATTTTGCTTAGCTTACCCCTACTATTGATAGGCTATGCCGTCACCGTCGACGACGTTACGATTATTGACCGTGTCAAAGAGGGCTTCCAGGCTCTCGAAGAATTACCTGATTTCTACCAATACCTACTCTTTATAGCGGTTAGTGCCAGCTTCGGTATTAAAGGTGCCGATAAACTGATGGGCCTACGCGGTCCAAAATAACCCCTCCCTCAAAACGCCTTAATGCCTGCCGAAAATAGTTATGTCCACCTATAGAACAACTCAGAACAAAAAGGACAAATTATGGCAGGCAAAGGCTCCTCCCCCAGACCCTTCTCAGATTACAACAAATTCCAAGATAACTTCGATGCAATTTTTAATAAGCCGCAGCTTGAGCCTACTTTAGAATACAAAAAGTGTGAGCACTGTGGCCTGTTCTGGCAAACGGAAAAGGTCAGCAAAAACCACTGTACCTGTCCACCAGGAACCCCCTAATTTCATGAAACATGTGACTCAATTATTCCTTACGGTCACATGCCCACAACGCATCTGATGCTAAGCAGAGGCCGCGTGGTTACTGGCCTGTGGCCCCCCAAGTTGCTTCGGTGACTTGGGTTTTTTTAGAGTTATGTCCACCTTAGTAGAACCTATTGCAACGCGGCGGGGCAGTTGATATTATGTACATGTAGTCAGTTGATGTGATTACGGGGTGGCCCCCCACGGCAGTACAGATGACAGCCCCTTGGCCCACATTGTGGCACCGACCAAGGTAAAGACCCCTAAGTCCAGGATGACTATGAAGGGCCTACATTAGTTCTTACAACAGCAATGTCCATTGCTTGACTAATGTAGGAAGCGCCTGTGACGACTCTACGACCAATCGATTATGAGTCGACTGCTCTAACCAGCTGAGCTATGGGCCCTTCCTGCGGCAATGGATTCTACACAGGTAAAACCACGAAATACAGATGTAAACACACACAAAGCTGCCTTTTGGTGGCTTTTTTTATACCAACGATTTGAGGGAATTATTATGAACACTACTAAATTTGAATCTACCGCTGACATCCAAGCCCGCCACGACGAATTTGTTGCTAAGCACCAGGCAGTAATCGATGCCTCTAGCCTGACCAAAGAGCAGGCTGAAGAGATGAGCACTAAGTATATGTCTCTAGCGATTGAACAGCAGACTGAAGAGATGAAAAAACTTATAGAAGGCCAAGGGTCTCCAATCCTGGATTCGTTGGGTGTTAGCAATGCTTATGACGCTTTAGAAAATCTGGGTAATGCAGCAAGTTATTTCATAGGAACTGCCAGGTACTTAATTATTGACCAAGGCGTCAACCTGCTAAGCCCTGCAGGGTTCCACCATTCTGACAATGTCTGGGCACTCAGCAAAGCAAGTCAGGTACAGATACTGTCTGACCGTTTACCCAGGCACCTGTCTGGTGTTGTGGCATACGACCTACACAAGTGTGTCGTTAACTTTTAATCACTAACAGGCTCCGCTAGGGGCCTTTTTTATTGAGGGAATCACAATGGAAACTTTAACTACCTTTATGGATGCCAACGCGCATCGACTCTGGCACGACAAGCATTTGCGGGACTGCCAGTTCATGATTCAACGCCTGGCTAACTTCCAGGACAACCAAGATAAGCCCCTGGGCGAGTTTACCGTCAAAGACATCCTGGTATTTACTGACCACCTGGCGCTGGTTGGACTGTGTGACAACACTGTTAACCGCTACCTTGCATGTTTCAGCTGCCTATTTAACCTGGCAGTGGAGCACGAGATTATTGAGCGCAAGCCTCGCATGAAGTTCCACAAGGTCAAAAGCTCGCGCCCCAGGTTCTTTAGCGACAAAGAGATTATTGACCTGGTCAACTATTTAGACCACAGCAACCAGCCCTGGATGTCTCACTTTGTGACCTTAGGCGTCAACACTGGAATGCGGCTGGGTGAGATTCTAGGCATCAATAATGCCACCTCTAAAACACAGGGCTACGTTAGTGACTGCGGTACTTATATAACTCTTATGGATACCAAGAACGGCGACCAGCGCCTGGTGCCTCTTAACAGAGAAGCTCGGTCAGCTTTGGCATCCTTAGACATGCGTCCAGCAGGACCTTATACCCATCGTAAATTCTACGACACCTGGGCAGAAGCGCGTGACGCGTTAGCCAGGAACGACAAGCACTTTGTTTTTCATGTCCTTCGTCACACCTGCGCTACAAGGCTGGCTATGGAGCATAACGTCGACAGCATTACCCTGGGAAAGATTCTAGGTCACCGCTCGATTGCTACAACTCAGAAATACGTCCACACCAAGCCTGATGCGCTCAGCGCCATTATGAGAAAGCTTGAGACTCGTGGGGCTGCCTAAGCCCCTTTTGACATTTTTAACAGGATTAAACATTATGGATAGTAAGAATTGGAAGAAACATTTGTCCCTGGTCAATTGTGTAAGTGACGAGCCAGGTACAGGACTACCTGCCCCAGGGTCTGAATACGACCACATTAGACGTTGGTCTGACGTGGCTTGCTCAAAGCTCAAACATATTATTGAGCAAGACCTGAAGGAAATGCACCACCATAAAGGAAGCCGTGATGAAGGCTTCTTTATACAAGAAAGTTTAAGTATATCCCTAAGGAAACTAGAGGATGTCATGCACCTTTTGAGTGACTTAAAAAACCAAAACCTGCACTGACATAGTGGTTATTTTTTAACCATAATAATTATGTCCACCTTTAGAACACACTGTGAGGGATACGCGTAATGCTAGACGTAACACAAGAGCTAACGGCTCAAGAATTACTTAGAGAGAAAGAGTTTTTTCATAACGGAAGAGAACGATACCTTAAGAGGCTAGAGGAAAATAACAGGCCTTCAACGCAGAATAACCCACAATTGCTCATCAACAACGCTCTGCCTGCTGTAGCCAGGTGCCTAAGAGAAGCTATTGAAGAAGAGCAGTCAAGGCCTGGTAAGCCTTGTGCCTGGCGCGATGACCTGGTTGACTGTGACCCAGACATCCTTGCTTACATCGGTCTGAACGCCGCAATGGACTCGACAATCACACATGGTAAGAAGACATCCTTACTTACCAAGATTGGACACAGAGTCGAGCTAGAGGTCTGGGCTCAGGGTTTAAAGGTACGTGATAAAACTTTATTTAGCCGTGTTACCAAGTATGTCGAGAAAGAACACGCAGGCCTTAAAGGACGCGAGACTGCGGCCAGGGCAATTGCATCGAAGTCCAACTATTCTGTACCAGAGTGGACCCAAGACCGTAGAGCTCAGGTTGGCGGTCCAATTCTAAGTGCAGTTCTCAAAGGCTCAGGTATTTTCGAGGCCTGGGAAAAGTACACTAAAAAAGGAACTGAAAAGCGTATAGGGCTTACGGACGAAGCTACTCTGGCTTTAGCTAACATGGACTATCAGGCGTCCTGGCAGGAGCCGATGTTGGCACCGATGATTGTGGCACCTAAGCCCTGGGTTTCTTTTGATACAGGATGTTACCTGGACGAAGCAACTGCAGCCCAGGTGCCCTTGGTTCGTAGTTCCAACAAAGAGCAGCGCAATGCTGTTAAGCACCGCCTCAAGCTTGGCATGCCACTTTATGTCGAGGCTCTTAATGCTATCCAGGCTACACCTCTAAAAATTAACAATTACGTGTTAGAAGCAGTAAAGTGGTGTTGGGGAAATTCTGAAGTATTTGGTAAGTTCCCACGCGCCACACCTTTGGAGTTTCCTGAGCGACCAGAAGACTTTGACGCACTGACAACGGATGAGCAGGTGCTCTATGTTAAGACTGTGCGTGAGGTCCGTGAAAAGAATCGTGAGCTCACTGGGGCGTCGATGCTGATGTACCAGGACCTTGCGACAGCTACAGAGCTCTCACAGTTTGAGCAATTCTGGCTACCCTTTAACTTTGACTTTCGCGGCCGTGTGTACCCTGTGCCACATTTTTCCTATCACCGCGACGACCATATCAAAGCTATGTTCACTTTATCACGCGGCAAAGTAATGGATGACGATAGTGCTTTTTGGCTCTATGTTCATTTGGCCAATGTTGGTGACTTCAATAAGATAAGCAAGCAATCGTTATCCGATAGGGCAGCCTGGGTTGAAGATAATAAGGCAAAGCTTTATGACGTTGGGCGTAACAGTGAAGGGACCTTCTGCTATTGGTCAACGGCTGATAAACCTTTCCAATTTCTGGCGGCATGCCGTGAGCTGGCCAATTATATGGACCACGGGCCTGGTTATGTTTGTTCCTTGCCTGTAAGCCTCGATGGTACTAACAGTGGTGTCCAGCATTACTCAGCTGCGAGCTTAGATGAAGCTGACGGTACTCTGGTTAATCTGGTGCCTGGTGAAAAGCCACAAGACGTATACAAAACTGTTGCTGATGTGGTGAACAAACGACTTTTGGAAATTGCTGATGTTAATTATGCGGAGCCATTGCTAACAGATGTGAAGGATAAAAAGGGCGCCCTTGTTAAGACGGCCAAGCAAGTCAGGGCTAGAAGAATTGCAATGAGTAATTGTTGGCTCTCATACGGCGTTGGCAGAAGCACCTTAAAAAGAAACGTGATGACCTATGGATATTCTAGTGGTCAATACGGATTTGCTGACCAGATTATGGATGAAGTCATGCGCCCTTTGTCCGAGAAGGTTATGCGTAAGGAGCTGGAGCACCATCATTTTGGTGACGAAAAATTAGCCCACAGAGAGCATGCCAAGTTCCTGGCGAAGTTAAATTATGAGGCAGTGTGCCAAGTGATTAGCAGTGCCTCTGCGGGAATGGATTTCTTTCAGCAAATAGCAGGAGCCTTGGCGCACGAAGGTAAGTCACTACGTTTCGACAACCCTGTTGAATTTCCCGTCATCCAAAAGTACACACAATGGGATGTTAAGAAGGTCAAAATATATTTGTATGACCGCGTGACCCAGGCTCCAAAACGTGAGCAAGTATCTGTAAGGACTCGTGCTAGTAATCGTGTCGACAAAAAGAAAGCTAAGGCAGCGGTGTCGCCAAACATAATCCATAGTATGGACTCAAGCCACCTGCTACTTACCGTTCTTACCGCAAAGCAAAATGGCGTTGAGGATTTCTTCCTAATCCATGACAGCTTCGGGACAACGCCAGCCGACACAGACATTATGTACAACAGTGTCCGTGCTTCATTTGTGGAAATTTACCAGGATTACTGCCTGTATTCAGATTTGCTTAACCAGGCAAGCAAGCAACTAAGTTACGCAGGACTTGAGAAACTTGATGTCGTAATACCTCCCAAAGGCAGTTTAGATTTAGGCGCAATACCTAATTCGGAATACTGCTTCAGCTAACCTCTCGGACGTTATGTCCACCTATAGAACAAAGGACCACATATGCACCCCCGTGAACGGGTAAGGGGCCTGGCTAAACTCATCTCTGAGAAAGGCGGCACCTACCCAATAACGCTTCAGCTAGAAGCTTCAAGACTTGGCATCGAATTGCCAGAAATCAAACCGCAGTACCTAACCCCAGAAAAAACCAAGGAGAAGCCAGATGGCTCAAAGCAATAAAATTAGATTCACTTCACCCGCAGGTCGAGCGCAGTACCCTTGGCTCAATCAACCAGACAATGCGTTTGGCGGTGAGCCAAAATATAAAACGAATCTGATAGTCGGCGACAGCGAAGAACTATCAGCACTCATCAACAAAGTCGCTGAGGAAAACTTTGGTAACAAAGCAAGCAAAGCGTCATTGCCTTATGACACCGATGAAGATTCTGGTGAGATTGTTTTCAAAGTTAAATCTAAGTATGCCCCAAGTTTCTTTGATGCACAGGGGCAAAACCTTGTAGGTAAGCAGGTCCCTGCGATTTGGGCAGGTAGCACAATTAAGGTTAAAGGCATCATCGCACCCTGGACAGTATCGGGTAAGTCGGGTGTTTCGCTGCAGCTTCAAAGTGTGCAAGTGATTGACCTGGTTAGTAGTACATCAGGCGGTGAGGGATTTGAGGCTGTTGAGGGCAGTTTTGTGGGAGACGATATCATGCAGGAAGCTTTCGATGCCCCGATACCCGAAGCGGAGACAACCACATCAGCGGACCGCTTCTAGCGCCAAGCAACGTGGGATTCAACACGGGTACCGCAGTGGACTTGAGGACAAGATAGCTAAGCAGATTACCTCGGCAGGACTTGAGGTTAGCTATGAGACAGACAAGGTCCACTACGTAGTGCCTGAGCGCAATGCTAAATACACACCCGACTTCAAGCTACCTAAACCTGGTGGCTTTTTTTACGTCGAGACAAAAGGTATCTGGGACACGGCTGATAGGCAAAAGCATCTGCTGATTCAGAAGCAGCACCCAGATATCGACATTCGTTTTGTGTTTAGTAATTGCAATTCAAAACTCTACAAAGGGTCGAAAACGACATACGCATCTTACTGTGACAAGAATGGATTTGTGTATGCCCATAAAACGATACCTGACGAGTGGCTACACGAAAGCGACTAATGCTAAGTGTAGTTAAGGAGAGCAAAGAGGGGGTGGCCAAAGTATCGGCTGCCCCCTTTTTTTTGTGCCTGAGGGAAAGTGGAAATGAACGAAGAACAAAATGAAAACACATTCGTAATGCACACTGGTTGTGACGCGTGTGGGAGCAAAGACAACAATGCACTTTATAGTGATGGTAGTACCTGGTGCTTTGGCTGCCAGAAATACAAGCCTGGCGATAACGCCGATAGTGAACACACTGCGACCCCTAAAAAAATAAACAGAGACTTGCTGGAAGGCGAAGTTATGCCCCTGGCTGCTCGGCGTATTAGCGAGGCCACTTGCCGGAAGTTTGATTACACCGTCGGTGAGTACCGTGGGCGCCCTGTCCAAATTGCTAACTACCGTTCATCAACGGGTGAGATTGTTGCCCAGAAAATACGTGATGTTGACAAGAACTTTACGATTCTTGGTGACGGTAAAAAGATGGACTTATTTGGCCAGTGGCTTTGGAACGCAGGACGTAAGATTGTTATCTGCGAAGGCGAAATTTGCGCCATGTCCTGCTCACAGGCTCAGCAAAACAAATGGCCAGTGGTGTCCATTCCCAATGGAGCGCAGTCGGCAAAGAAGAGCTTAATGAAAGCCTGGGATTACCTGGCAAAGTTCGATGAAATTGTACTGATGTTTGACCAGGACGAAGCGGGTCAACAAGCCGCTATTGAATGTGCGGAGGCCTTGCCAGTTGGCAAAGTTAAGATAGCTAAGCTTCAGTACAAAGATGTTAATGATGCTCTGCAGGATGGAGCGGAGGCCCACATTGTCGATGCGATTTGGAAAGCATCGGAGTGGCGACCTGATGGCATTGTGTCAACTTCTGATATGCGCGACGAAATCACCAAGACCGATGAAGAATCTCTGGTCAAATATCCTTACGCACAGCTTAACGAAATTACTAAGGGCATTCGCCCATCCACGCTAATAACAATCTGTGCAGGTTCTGGTGTCGGCAAAAGTACTTTGATTACTGAGTTTGCCTACCACCTACATTGCAACGACCAGAAGGTCGGCATGCTGATGCTCGAGGAAGAGAACCGCAGAACAGTGCGTGGCTTACTTAGCCTTCACATGAATAAAAACATTGTCCAAGAGTTTGATGCTGCTTCACCGGAAGAGGTCCTATCTGCTCACGACGAGCTATTCCAACACCAGGACATCCAACTGTTCAACCACTTCGGCAGCACCTCCCTCGACACTATCGTCAACCGCATTCAGTACATGGTGAAAGCTATGGGCTGTACCCACATATTCCTCGACCACATCAGCATATTGGTCTCAGGACTTACTGGCCAGGTGACCGATGAGAGGCGGCTTATTGACAGCGTCATGACAACCCTGCGGCAGATGGTCCAGGAGCTTGGGATTACGCTGTTCCTGGTCAGCCACCTTACGCGGCCTGGGGGTGCAGGGCATGAGGGTGGCGAGTCTATTAAATTGTCACAGCTACGTGGCAGCCACTCAATTGCTCAGTTAGCAGACCAATGCATCGGTCTCCAGGTTAATCCAGACGACCCCACGGATGACACAAGAACTCTGGTCGTTCTCAAGAACAGATTCACTGGTCAAGTAGGTTGGGCCGGAACACTCAAATATGACAGAAACACAAGCCGCCTAAGCGACAGCGGCTGCGGGGATAACCTGCGATTTTAAAAGTCGTAACTAAGGAGACAAGGCCATGAGCCAGAAAAAAGCAGTACTCAGTTACCTAACCACAGGTGCTGGAATCACCTCACAGTATGCCTTCAGTCACATGGGCATCACTCGGATATCAGCAGTAATTTACAACTTAATCAACGATGGCTACAACATCGAGCGGGTTGATGTTCCAGTTAATAATAGGCATGGGCGCTCCGTTAAAATTGGGCGTTGGTTTCTGAGGGAAGGTGACCGAGCTATCCAAAAAGAGTTAGACCTATGAAGGTCGTGTTCGATTTAGAATCCGACGGCCTCTTGCCTGAGCTTACAAAAATTCACTGTATTGGGCACTACGACTTGGACTCAGGTGTTCAGGAAGTTAGCCTGGCACACGTTGGCCAGGACATCGAAGAATGCTTAAGAATGCTGCAGTGTGCCGATGAAATCATAGGCCACAACATTATTGCCTTTGATATTCCTGCGCTTCAGAAAGTGTACCCCTGGTTCAAACCCACCGGAAAGATTACCGACACCCTGGTCATCAGTCGCCTAGTTGCAGCTGACTTAATAAATGACGATGCAAACTCGGTAAGCCTGCCTGAAGGTTTCCCAAAAAGACTTTGGGGTAGCCACTCATTGAAAGCCTGGGGATTAAGAATGGGCACGATGAAGGGTGATTATGATGGTGGCTGGGAAGAGTGCAACCAAGAGATGCTGGACTATTGCATCCAGGACGTTAACGTCACCAGCTTCCTTTATGCCCGTCTTATGGGTGATGCTAAAGACTTCTCGCAGCGTTCCCTGGACCTTGAGCACGAGCTCGCAGAAGTATGCTTTAGGGTTGGCAACAACGGTTGGACCTTTGACCAGGATAAAGCCAGTGAGCTGTACGTCGAGCTCGCTCAGATTAGGATTGCATTGGAGAAAGAGCTCAATGAACTATTCGAGCCTTGGGAAATACACCTGGACTTTATACCTAAAGTTAACAACAAGTCTCGAGGTTATGTTAAGGGCGAGGTGTTCACCAAAGTAACGGTGGTCGATTTTAACCCAAATAGTAGAAAGCATATCCACCGCTGCCTGGTCGAAAAGTACGGTTGGAAGCCCAAGCACTTTACGCCTTCCGGTGAGGCTAAGGTCGACGAGCAAGTGCTGGTTAAGCTGCCTTACCCAGAGGCGCAAAAGTTAGCTAAGTTTTTCTTGGTCCAAAAGAGGATTGCTCAGTTGGCTGAAGGTAGCCAGGCATGGATGAAGAAGGTAGACAGCGACGGCAAGATACGCCACACCATTATCAGTGGTGGCACTGTGTCAGGGAGGGCAGCACATCGCTCACCTAACGCGGCCCAGGTACCCTCGACCAGGTCAGCATTCGGCAAGCAGTGCAGAGACCTCTGGACCGTACCTAAAGGCTGGACGCTATGTGGTGCTGACCTCTCAGGTCTAGAGCTGCGGTGCCTGGCGCACTACCTGGAGGATGACGGTGAGTACGCCAAGCAGATACTCGAGTCAGACATACACACTTTTAACCAGAAGGCTGCAGGACTCCCTACAAGGGATGCTGCCAAGACCTTCATCTACTCACTGCTTTTTGGTGGGGGTGACAAGTTGATAGGTGAGATTGTCGGTGGTAATTCCAAGGATGGTAAAAGACTCAAAGCTGCATTCGATTACAACGTGCCTGCATTCGCAAGGCTAAAGCAAGAACTACAAAATGCATTTAAGCGTGGATACCTCAAAGGTCTGGACGGCAGAAAGCTGTTCGTGAGGTCAGAGCACAGATGCCTTTCTCAATTACTCCAGTCGTCTGGTGCAGTCCTGTGTAAGCAGTGGTTGGCATTAATCGATAAGGAGATAACTAAGCAAGGGCTAGAAGCATACATCGTCGGCTGGGTTCATGACGAGGTGCAGATTGCCTGCAAGACCAAGGAGATAGCAAACGATGTCGGTAATATCACTCGAAGAATGGCGAAAGAAGCAGGAGAAGCATTCCAATTTAACCTCCCAGTCGAAGCAGAGTTTAACCTGGGACGAACTTGGAGTGACACCCACTGAATCTAGCGACACTGAAACAGACCTGGACACCTTAATTGGGTTCTGGATTGTGCTCGACAAGGCTGCTCGGGAACCGTTCACAGTCAAATCAAACTTTGCCAGGAAGAGCGCCTGGTTCATCGCGGTCTGCTCTAGTAAGGGACTGCTGACCACAGAAATAGATTACGAAATATTCGGCAACCAGTGGCTAATCACTGAAGACGGTCAAGACTTTAAGGAGGCCATTGATGAACATATTACAAGCACTCAGTGACACCAAGACCACCTTACTAATTGATGGCGACTTATATTTATACCAGGCATGTGTTGCCGTCGAGGAAGAGGTGGACTGGGGTGACGATATCTGGTCACTCTATTGCGACATAGGTAAGGCTAAAGAGATATTCAAAAGCCGCCTAGAAAGCTTCTGTGAGCGCCTGGACACCGATGAATACCTGGTGTGCTTCACAGTGGGCGACAACTTTAGAAAGACCGTGCTGCCTGACTACAAGGGCAACCGTAAGAAGACCCGTAAACCTGTGGGCTATAAGGCCCTGGTTGAATGGGCAATCAAAGAGTTCCCATGCCATGTGCAGGACACCCTGGAGGCTGACGATATTATGGGCATCCTGCAGTCAGCTAAGGTCAAACCCACGGCCATTGTGTCCGACGACAAGGACATGAAGACCATACCAGGGAAACTCTACAGACCTATGTCCGATGAGCTATTACACATTAAGGATACGGAAGCAGACACATACTTCCTGACGCAATGCCTGACTGGGGACAGCACTGATGGCTATGCAGGCCTCAAAGGCATCGGTCCTAAGACTGCCGAGAAGATACTCGGACCTCATCCTACCTGGGAGCTAGTGGCCCAGGCATACACCAAAGCAGGGCTTACCAGGGAAGATGCAATTGTGCAGAGCAGGTGCGCCAGGATACTACGGTGGTGCGACTGGGATGAGACAACTGAAACCATAAACCTATGGGAGCCAGGCCGATGAATGACTCAGAGCTAATGCGCCTGGATGGTTTCAACGATGCAGTAGTAGGTCACACCTGCAACCTGGGCCACCCTGTACTAGTTTACGACATGGACAAGATTATTGAGATTCTGGAGCACGAGC